AAACTCTCAAACGAGAGTTTTTTATTAGGAGGTAATTATGAACCCTAACGAATTACTTGAGGAACTCCGCACTGAAAACAGTGACCTCGATGCAATCGAAAAGAAAGTCACTGAATTAGAGGAGCAGAGAGCACTCGAAGAAAAGGAAATTGAAGAAAGAAAGAAACAGGTCGAGGAAGTCCTCGATGTTAAAAACACACTTGAGACATTTGAGAAAGAAGAGGTAAGAAAGACAATGTCACTTGAAGAATTAAGAAATTCAAAAGAATACATCAACGCATTCGCAGACTATGTCAAGACAGGTGACGACAGAGAATGCAGAGCATTATTAACCGAAAATGCACCTTCACCTCAGGTTGGCACAATTCCTGTTCCTGAATTCGTTTACGAAATCGTTAAGACAAATTGGGAACGTTCTGAACTGTTTGGTTTAGTACGTAAGTCATACGTTAAGGGCAACCTGAAAGTCGGTGTTGAAACCGCTCGGACAGGTGCAGTCGTTCACAACGAAGGTGCAGACCCGATTGATGAGGAAGAATTAACAATTCAGACTGTGAACTTAGTACCTGTTATGTATAAGAAATGGATTTCCATTTCAGACGAATTATACGCAATGAGCGAAGAATTCCTGAGATACATCTATGATGAAATCACTTACAGAATCATCAAGGCAGTCGAGGATGGCATCATCACCAAGATCACAGGTGCATCATCACCATTTGCAAAGGCAGTCGCATTTGACACAAGTGCAGTCAACACTATCCTGAAGGCAATGGGCGAAACCAAGTCAAACAACTTAGTCATCGCACTGAACAGAAAGACTTGGTCAGCAGTAATGGGTGCACAGTTAACTGCGAATTACTCTTATGACCCGTTCTTCGGTATGAGACAGATTATCACTGACAGTGTTGCTGATGACAAGGCAATCATCGGTGACTTCGAGAATGGTTTCCTCGTCAATTTACCTGAGGGCGAGGATGTCAAACTGAAATTCGATGACCTGACACTTGCAACAAGTGACCTGATCAGAGTCATCGGTCGTCTGTATGTTGCAATGGACATCGTGAACACCAATATGTTCGCAGTCGCAACATTAGAAGATGCTAACCCTGTTGGCTAAAAAATATGATCGCATTAAATGATGTCAAAACTGCATTGAGGATAACAACCAACGATTTCGATGGTGAAATCACTTCATTGATGAATGCCTGTGTTCGTGATTTAGAAATTCGGGGAGTCAATATTGTGGATGATGAACTCATTGACATTGCGGTGATAACCTATGTCAAAATGAGGTTCGGAAATCCTGACAATTATGACAAATTGAAACGTTCCTATGACGAGCAAAAGGCACAATTATCAATGGCAACAGGTTTCACGACTTGGAGTTAGAAAATGGATAGGTCGGACATCATTTATCTTGTAGAGTACAATCAAGAGCAAGACTCATTAGGCATTTGGCATAAGAACATCATTAAGAGCAAAGTGTTCTGTCAAGTCGTCTCAGTCAATCAAACGGAATGGTATGAGGGTTCACGTAAAGGTTTGAACCCTCAATTCCGTTTCACTGTTTTCCGTTACGATTACAACGGACAGGAACGGGTTGAGTACAACGGGGAAATATACACGATTTATAGGACTTACGTTGACAAAAACGAGACGATTGACCTTTACACCGAACTCAAGAAGGGTGTTCCAAGTGCAATCATACCGCCTACACCTCAACCTGTATAATGGCAAAACGCAAAATTAAGGGCATAGACATCGGTCTTGAAATCGGCAAAATACTGAAAGACTACGAAGGCGAAATCGAGAGGGAAGTCGCACTCTCCTCTTGGGAAGTCGGTGAAACAGTCGTTCAGGCATTGCAGACCTCATCCGATACACCTAAACTGACGGGCGAATATGCGAGGGGGTGGCGATATGATAAAGTCACATCGTCTTATGGACTCGTTCACGTTACAGTCTACAACGAGGCAAAACCTCAATTAACTCACCTCTTGGAATTTGGTCACGAATTAAGGCGAGGGGGTCGTAAAGTGGGCGATGTCAAGGCATTCTCACATATTCTCTCACGGAGAAATCTTGCTGAGAAATTATTGATGAAGAAGATAGAGGAGCAATTAAAATGACATATCAAGAAGTGGCAAATATGATTGAAGATTTCGGGATTCCATTTGCTTATTTCTCTTACCCGAACGACCAAGCACCACCACTCCCATATTGTGTCTATTATTACCCTGACCGAGACGATATGATCGCAGACAATGAGAATTATGTCAAAATTGAGGCACTCAACATTGAAATCTACACAGAAGTCAAAGACCTGACACTCGAGCAGAGAATCGAGGCAATCCTCAAGGCAAACAAAATAGTATTTGATAGAACGGAATCGTTCATCAATTCAGAAAATATGTACCAAATTTTATATGAAAGTGAGGTTCTTATAAATGGCTAAAGTCAAATACGGTCTGTCTAATGTCTACTATGCAGTCTTAACTGAGACCATCGATCCACAGACAGGTGTTGTCACTGAGACATACGGGACTCCTGTTCCAATCAAAGGTGCAGTCAACCTGTCACTGAATCAGTCAGGCGAACAGACAACATTCCGTGCTGATAACCTCGACTATTTCGTCACATATTCAAACAACGGATATGAGGGCGATTTCGAGTGTGCATTGATTCCTGATTCATTCCTGACGGATGTTATGGGATATGCGTTAGATCAGAACGAAGTCTTATATGAAGTCAACAATGCAGTGCCTAAGGCATTCGCACTGTTATTCCAATTCGAGAGTGATGATAAGGCACGCAGACACGTTCTGTATAACTGCAAGGCATCAAGACCTCGGGTGGCATCACAGACCACAGACACAACAATCACACCTGTCACTGAGACATTAAGTATCAAGGCAAGTGCAAGACTGAGTGATGGAGTCGTTAAGGCATCAACAAAATTAGACGACACATCAAGTCAGCAGTACACAGGATGGTTCACTGCGGTTTACGTACCATCAGTTTAAAACATCAAGAATGAGGGTGAGCAATCACCCTCTTTCTTTTTAAGGAGATTAAATGGAAAGAATAATCAAAATTGGAAACAAGGAAATCGGTATGAAGGCAACCGCAAACACACCGAAGAGATACAGAAACGCATTCAATAAAGACCTGATCAGTGAGATGCAGAAACTGTTCTTGCATTTAGACACCAAGACAGGAGCATTCAAAGAGGGAGCAAACCTCGAAGTCGTTGAAAACCTCGCATATATAATGGCGAAACAGTATGACAACGAAATCGGCACTCAGGATGAATGGATGGACAATTTCGGAGTCACTGACCTGTATTTCGCAATGCCTTTAATTCTTGGGTTATGGGGTGACTCACAGGAAACATTGTCCACACCCTCGAAAAAAGACTAGACCAACAGACAGAGAATTCAACACAGGTCTGTATTTGCTCAGGTGCTCAGAATTGGGACTGTCTGATGATGATATGGAAAGTATTACATACGGGATGGTCTTGGATATGCTGACGGAAAGAGCAAATGACCAATGTGAATATAAACAACTCGCAACGCAAGACGACTTCAATGCGTTTTAAGGGGGGATAATATGGCAAACACCAAAATAAGAGGTATCACAATCGAAATCAGTGCGGACACCAATCCCCTGATTCAAGACTTTAAAAAGGTGTCAGGGTCACTGAAAGACACTGAGAAATACCTCGGAGACATCAACAAATTACTCAAATTCAATCCTCAGGATGTAAACCTGTTAAATGAAAAACAGAAGGCATTGGCAGAGGCGGTCTCTTTAACAACGAACAAATTGAGTGACCTCAGGAAAGTCTATGACACACTTCCAAAGGGCGAAAACGGGGAACTGACCGAAGAGCAGAAGAAACTGCAACAGGAAATCAATGTCACACAGGGCACTCTTGAAAAGTACAAAAAACAAGTCCGTGAAGTCACTGCCGAACTCGACACAATGGGAAAACAAACCGATGAAGTCGAAAAGCAGACAAAGGAACGGGGAGAAGAGACCAAGACCTTTGGAGCACTGCTGAAAGCAAACCTCACACGGGATGCAATCAAGGGACTTGCAACAGGCATCGTGAACCTTGGAAAGCAGATGTTCGAGATGGGCAAAGAGACACGGGCATACGCAGACAACGTGATGCAACTCTCGACTCAGTACGGACTGACAACAGACAAAATCCAAGAATTTCAGTATATGTCCGAATTGACGGACACCTCACTCGAAACAATAACAGGGTCAATGACTAAACTGACCAAGAATATGCAGACCGCAACAAAGGGAACGGGCGATGCGTACTCTCGGTTTGAGAAATTAGGCATCTCTGTGACCGATACAGAGGGCAATTTGAGGTCAACCGATGAAGTATTCGCAGAGGCGATTTCACGGCTTGGAAACGTTGAAAATGCGACTGAGAGGGATGCCCTCGCAATGAACATCTTCGGCAAGTCTGCAATGGACTTGAACCCGTTGATCGCAGTCGGTCGGGAAGGACTCGCAGACTATCGGGACGAGGCACACGAAATGGGATATGTCCTCGACAGTGAGACTCTTGAATCATTGGGTGCGGTGGACGATGCAATGCAGAGAGCAACAAAACGGATAGATGCAGTCAAGAACCAAATCGGGCGATACCTTGCACCAATAGTCGCAGAAATCACCGAGGCATTCGCAGAATGGCGGATGAGTGTGGATTGGCAACAGGTGGGACAGGTAATTAAGACAACAATGGAAATCATCGGCAAAGCAATCAAGGGACTGATTGACATATTCAAGACAGTCATTGATGTCGGCAAAAAAGTCGCAGACACCCTGAAAGACATCTTCACAGGCAATTTCAAATTCCCTCATATTCCTCTACCACATTTCTACATTTCACCGAGAGGATGGAAAATCAGTGACTTGCTGACAGGCACAATCCCGTCACTCGGCATTGATTGGTACGCAAAGGCAATGGACAAGGGCATTGTCTTGGATGGTGCGACTATATTCGGAATGAACGCAAACGGACAACTGATGGGCGGTGGAGAAAAGGGCAGAGAAATCATCATTGGCGAGAAATCCCTGATGAACGCAATTCGGAACGCATCAGGACACACTTGGAATGTCAACATCGTTGTCAATGAGTCGGCAAACGCAAAGGCAACCGCATCCGAGGTTATGAACATCCTTGAATTAAACGTTGCTCAATTAGAGAGGCGGTGGCGATAATGGAATACTTCATATATAACAACAACGCATCATATGAATTCGGTCTGATCGTCACAGGACTGAGGACATATGGTGCTCCAAACCGCAGAGTCGAGACTGTTCACGTTCCTGGAAAAAACGGGGACTTGCTGATTGATGAAGGAACGTTTGACAACATCATCGTTTCTTATGACATCGCAGTCGTTCAGGACTTTCCGATAAATGCACGCAAAATTGCTCAGTGGTTATTGGCAGACGGGGGATATCACTATTTGTGGGACACGTATAATCAGAACAATCCTCATCAGGATTCTTTCAGGTTGGCAACATACTTCAATGCAATTGACTTCGATGTCGAGTCCTTGAAAAAACAGGGCAAGGCAACCATCAATTTCTATGCTAAACCGCAGAGGTTCTTTTCCGAGTCAAGGGTTCAGAATGGCAACGGAACAATAACAGTCACGAACCCGTATGGATTCACTGCGAAACCAACAATCACAACCTCAGGAACAGTGACAATCACTGTCGGAGACATAGTCATCAAAGTCAATGAAATCTACAACTCAAGAATCACAATCGACTCCGAAACGATGCAGTGTTATGAGGGGGATGTCAATTGCAACAGTATGGTTGAAATTGATGAATTCCCTGTCATCCCACCATATGAGACAGTCAGTTTCAGGATATCAGGTGCATCATCCTCAAGTGTCTTTACATCCATCAGTCCTAATTTTTGGGAGTTATAAGTATGACACCAATTTTATTCGAGAAGAACATCACGACCTTCACAGGAAACGGAATAGGCAGACTGACCGATTGCATTGACTGTCGAGTCACCGAAGAGAGAAACGGGATATTCGACTTAGAAATGATCTACCCGACTGTCGGTGTCTTATACGAGGAACTGCAAGTCGGAAGGATAGTCGTTGTCAAACCGAACAGGACTCAGGACAGACAAGGGTTTGAGATTTACAAAATCACCAAACCATTGAACCAACGAGTCACGGTCTTGGCACATCACGTTTCTTATAGAGCATCATTCATTCCTGTTGAACCATTCACGGAGACGGGCATTTCACGGACACTGACTGCGTTGAATAATCACTGCCTAGAAACCTCACCATTCACATTCACAACGAACATCACAAACAGTGAGACAGTCTACTTTCAGAACACTTTGAAGAACCTGAGACAGTGTCTCGGTGGCACACAGGGTTCGATTTTGGACTTATTCGGTGGAGAGTACGAGTGGGACAATTACACTGTCAACCTATGGTCACACAGGGGAAGTGATAACGGGGTCGCACTGCGTTATGCAAAGAACATCACAGACCTCAACCAAGAAGAGAGCATTGAGAACACCATCACGGGAGTCATTCCTTATTGGCAGAACTCGGATGCAACAGTGTCATTCTATGGTGATATTCAGTACACTTCGACTGCGAGTGATTACGCATACCACAGAACCGAAATCCTCGATTTATCGAGTGAATTCCAAAGTGCACCGACACTCGCAGAACTCAATCAGGCACGGGCAAATTACATTCTAAGAGCAGAAATCGGCAACCCTGAAAAGAACATTCAGGTGTCGTTTATTGACCTCTCACAGACCACAGAGGGCATTGCTGAGACTGTTGACCTCTGCGACATCGTACACGTCATATATGAACCTTTGGGCATCACCTATGATGCGAAAGTCATCAAGACTGTGTGGGATGTCCTGAGGGACAGGTATTCATCAATTGAAGTGGGAACAGTGAGAAGTACATTCTCCAAGACAATTGCAAGTACAATCGGGGAAATCCACGAATTGCACCTGTCAAACAACAGACTCATTTCCATCACGCAGACGATTGACTATAACCTCGGACAGGTACAGACCACAGTCGCACGGGTGGATGATGAATTGGGCGATTTGAGAACCACAGTCTCACACCGATTCGATGGTCTTGAAATCCGAGTCGGAAACATCGAGGGAGACCTCGCAACATACTTCGATTTCACTGAGGATGGTCTGATCGTTGGAAAAGTCGGAAGTGAAACCGACAACATCCGAGGGCGATTCGGCAACACTGCCCTTGACTTCATTGATGAATACTACAACAGACTGCGGTGGTTGGATGCCTTTGAAGGTCTCGGTGCATCGCAATTATCAATCGGCACTGCGGATACAGACCAAGACGACAATTATCTCAAGAGGTGGAGAATATTCACCGCACCTGAGGGCACTGATGATGGTGCACACTTGCGATTTACTAGACACACAGAATAGGGGGATATATGGCGAATTATTCAATAGTCAAAAGAGATGCTGACCCTTATGTCATATCGAACACAACTGACTCCTTTGACTTCACTGTTTCAAGAAGAGGGGGAAGTCAGTCAACAGTCGTGACAGTAACTTGGTCATTGAATGGGACAACTATTCAATTATGGAATCGGGCGATTACACTTCATCAGGATTTCTCAATTTCTAATACTGCTTTACTCAATGCACTGAATAACACAGGGTCAGGGACAATGACATTGTCTGTCGTTGGTGGCGGTGAAACCATCACCTCAACAAACGTGATGAGTGTTGATGCGACAGTATTCAAAACACAATTCACTGCAAATCCAACAGTGGCAATTCAGTCCACACCTATTCGGGGATATTTGATCTCAGGATATTCAACCGCAAGAGTCTCATATTCCGCAACCAAAGGAACGGGTGCGAGTCAGATGCTATTCGATTTCTCCGTTGCTTATGGTGTCAGTGGTTCGTTTGACCCTTCATCATACGCAACATCAC